CGTTACGGTCGTAGGTTCGGGGGGTGGAGGCCACCGTGAAATCGGCGACCGCGGCACCGGACTGCGTCCACCGCAGTTCGGGGTCAGCGGTCAGGTTACCGATGATAGTGATGACGGTTTCTCCGGCCATTTCTGTGCTCCTAGTCGTTGGTTAGCCGATGGTTCCGGCTCGGCCCTCGAATGGGTATGCCTCGAAGGTGATTCCGACCATCTTCGAGCCGAGGCACTTCGCAGTCACCGGCGCAAGCAGATCACATCGCGGATCAGGCCCCTGCAGGTGACGCCTATCGTCATCAGGCAGGATGCCCGCGTCGATAAAGCCGTCGACCATCGCCTTCAACGTCGGCATGTAGTTGTGAGGATCGCGCCGACTCACGTCCGGGAAGCGGAACCAAGCGACGAGACGCAATCTCTCCGACTGGCCGAGGCCTGCCGCGCGAGCGCGGATCATCGCCGTCGTGCGCAGATTCTTCACGGTTGGTGCCGCGCGGCGACGGTCACCTCGATCATTGAGCGATAGCATCTGCGCGGACGGGATGAGGATCTCGTCGAGAGTCCAGATCGGCCTCATTGTGCTGCCTCTTTTCGATCCCACATCCTGTAGTAGGGATTCTCGAATTCGCGCTCCCCGCGCGGGTTTGCGATCTCCAAGAGGACATCCGCGTGACACGGCTGATCAGCAGGACACCAGCACGCGAGATCTAGGCCCCAGAGGTTCCGCGCCGCACACCCGGCGACGAACCGCCCCTCTGCCGTGTGCCTAATCCACTCACGGAACTTCTCGACAGCCTCCGCAGGAGACTCGACGACAAGGGCGCCGCCATATTTAAGCTCAAACGGCGACCGAGCGACCCTAAACGGATTACCGTATAGGCTTCCTCGCCCTACATACTTCGTGTGCGCCGGCATCTTCCAGCCGCGCTCGCGGCGGCGCTGAATCCTGATCGGGAGCCTCATCGCTGCTCCTCAGCCCAGACGCCGATCGCCGCCAGCTCCGCAGGCGTATAACCGCGCTCGCGGGTGAACTCGATGACCTTTCGCGCGCACGCCGCATGCGTAATCGCGCTGATCGCGGTCGCTTCGCTTTCGGCGTCGACGGCCACACGCACGTTTGCCCCATGCGGCGCGAGGCGCGCGCGGCAGACCGGGCACGCCGTGACGTGCGCCGGGATCTTTCGGATTTTTTGCGTGGTGATCATTTGGCCTCCTCCTCGGGCTTGGCCGCTGCGGCCTGCGCAACGGCTAAGAGCTTGTCCACCGGCTCGCCAATGATGAGCCTGATCTCTGCGGCTTCCTCATCGTTTGCCGCGTAATTCCCGGCGATGTCACCTGCGGCGTCCGCGAGATCCACCGCCGCGACGACAATCGCGGCGCGCAGCTCGCCGAGGCGCCGGAAGAGGAATTCCAGGTCACCTACTGCGTGCTCCGTAATGTCTTCGAGTGCCTTTCGGTACGCGCTTTCAAGATCCGAGCGTGTCGCGCCCGGGTAGGAGCGGCCGGCGAACGCCACAGCCTCCAGCCTGTCCTTGATCTCGCTGATGCTTGTCATCCTTGTTCCCTATCTGTGTTTGTCCCTGCGCTGTCGTTGCGCGGGGGTTCGTGCCCGCCCGGGACTTGCACCCGGGTGTCTGCTGGTCGGGCTGCGCGGTCGTTAGCCTGCCCCGCTTGGTGTCTTCTTGGTTGCGGGTGGCCTCCCCGTGGCCGCGCTCATCGGGGAGCATGCTCAGTCGCTCCTGTTGCTCGTGCACTCGTCGCAGTTGCAACCATCGAATTCGAACATCTCGCATGCGTCCTGCATCTTGCCTTCCAGATCCGCGTAAAACTCGCGCTTCCGCACGAGCACCTCGCGCGCGCATCGACGCGCTTCCAGGTCGGCAATCTTCATCGTCGCCTCCAAGTCGGCTTCAAACGCCGCCACCTTGTCCTGCGCGTCATCCCTGATGACCCGCGCTTCGGCGTAGTCAATCTCGATTCGCACGTAACCGGTCACGCCTGCTCTCCTCTCGCCTCCGTCGCGGTGCCGGCCTCAGCCGCCACTTCGGCAGCTACTCCCGCCAGTGCGACGCTCCTGTGGAGTGTGCCAGTGCTCTGCAGCCCTCGGTTCTCCGAGGCGCCCATGATCGCGAACGTCAGTGCGTTCCCGACCTTGATGTAAGCGTCCGCGAGCGCGCGTTCTCTTTGGTTGGTGGTGCCGCCGTTTTTGGCGTTCTTGTCTGCGAGCAGCGCTTTGAGGGCTTCGCGGCCGGCGTTCTCTGCGAGAAGGACCGCTGCGATTGCGGCGTCGACCTGGTTCAGTTCGACGGTGATCTTCTTCTCGAACCTCACAGCTCTTCTCCCTTTTTGCTCGCGGGGCCTTCAAGGAGGCGGAGGATGAGCAGGCCCGCACCTGCGCCGCCCAGGATTGCTCCGATCATCAGGAGCAGGCCGTTAGCGGTTGCGCCGGTCTTGGCGAGGCGCTCCTGCGGTGCAGGGGCGGTTGCCGGGGCAGGTTCCGGCTGCGGCTTCTCAGTGGCCTGCGTCGGGGTCGGCTCAGGCGTCGGTGAAGGCTTCGCAGTGTCGGGCGTCGGCGCGGGCGTCGGCGTGGCCGCGGACTGAGGCTCATCCGAGGGCTTCGGGGCCGGTGTCGTCGGCGTGGGCTCCGGCGTCGGCTCGGTGGCCGGGCTGGTGGGGGTCGGCTCAGGCGTCGGCTCCGTGGAAGGCGTCGGCACGGGCGAGGGCGTGGGCTTGACAGTGCCGTCACCGTCGGTGCCTCCGGCGGTCTTCACAGTCGCGGTCGCTTCAAGCTTCATACCGTTGATCTCCGCGTGATTGGTCACGGAGGTCTGCCCTTCGGGCACTTTCATCTGCTCGGGAGGATAGACGATGCAAGTCTTGACCCCATCCGGGGCGGTGAACTTGATCGTGTTGGCGTCGATTTGAGACGCAGTGATGTTCTCGGTTGTGGCCGGGTCCCACGTGGCTGCCTTCGCACAGCGGACGGCGGTGTTCAATGTGGTGTCGAAATCCTTCACTGTGTATTCGACCCCGCCTTCGGCAACCCACTTGATCGCCCACCCAACGGTATTGTTGTCGTTCGTCCAGCCGAACTTAATGTTCTCCGGACGTGCGTATTCAAAGTGGGCCGGCCCATCACAATCACTTGTGCAGGTCCCTTCACCGTTCTTGTCGCCCCAGACAAGCTTCTTCACAACCTCGCCGTTGAGAGTAATCGTGCCCTCATTCGTACCGATAGCGGCGTTCTGGAGGCGGGCTCGTGCCCACCAGGTGCCGGTCACGTTCTCCTTGCCCGCGTAGGTCGCGGGCACCTCCTTGACAGTGCAGGTCAGAGTTTCCTGATCGGCGTTGCACTCGCCGACAACCGACCCGTCGTCGAGCATGAAGGGGAACGACGCCGCCCACGTGAACGGTGCGCCGCCGTTCGTCGGCTGGGTAGACACCGTGAACGACTGCCCGACCGCGAGCGCGGGGGCCGCCCATGTGCCCGCGACGGTCACCTCGCTAGAGGTCTGGCGGGAGGACGAGGTTGCCTTCGTGACCTGCGCGGTCATGGCCGGCATGTCCTCGGCTGCGGCGACGCCGCCGTACGGCAGCGACATGGCTGCGATGGTGAGGACGGCTCCGGCTGCCCAATTCTTGTGCTTCATCGGTCTGTCTCCTTGTTGGTTTTGCGAATGGATGGGTAGTAGGTGAGTCCGCGCGTCGCGCGGTTCTTAGAGTCGTGGGCCTCGGTCGGGTAGACGAGTGCCCGCTTCCTGGCCTGCCGCACGATCTCCCGCGCGGCCTTGTCGTGACAGGGCCTGTCGTCGGAGGCTTCGAGTCGGAGCGGCAGCGGTGCCGTGCACGTCGAATCAGTCATCACTCGACCCCCACCGGGAGGTCCGCGACGCGCAGCACCTCGAGGACGACGCGGACCTTCTTCCGGTCGAGATCGACAAACACACGCGGCGTGTCGACCGCGAGGCACCCGTTGACTTCGGCCTCGAAGATCACGTCCTGCATCGCGAGGCACATGATGTGCGGCAGGGAATCGTCTCCGGACGGGTCGTAGTAGGCGAAGTCCGCCGTGCGCTGCAGGAGCGTCGTGCCCTGCGTGCGGGCCTTGCTCGCATCCTTCACCATGCGCGCCGCAATGTCCTCGAGGGTCGCCGCGCGAGCCGAGCCGCGCCACACGATCCAGGTCAGGACGACCATCGACGTCAAGAGCGCCAGGCCAATGCCAGCCACGATTTCCGCGCTCACAGCGATCCCTCCCGCCACTCTGCGTAGACGAGGACTCCGCCGACGATGTCCAGCGCGACACCCGGGATAAGCAGCCACTCGGGCCACCCGTCCGGATTGTTGAGGCCACGCATGCCGAACGCGATCACCAGCGCCGCCGCGACGCACACGCCTCCGATCAGGGACTTCCACGGCCACACGCGCCTGTTTCGCGTGCTATCCTTCTTCATGAGCATCTCCTTCTATTTGCTCTCGCGCCCCGCGTCGCAACCGCAGGGGCGCACTTCTTTTCCTTCTTCGCCGGTGAACTTCACCAGCTCGCTTGCGGGGATCCTCAGCAGGCCCCCGACCTTGAATGAGCGGATCGCGCCCGACGCGATTAGCTCACGGACCCCAGAGTCCGACGCCTCAATCAACTGAGCGAACGTCCTGACCCTGTAGGCCACGGGCGCCACCTCTTCGCGCGTCACAGCTCCTCCTCGGAATCGCCGACAGCCCCACGCCCTTCACCGTGCCCCTGCCGCGCATGTAGGTCTTCAAGCGCGCGCGTATTCAGGCGCTGCAGCTTCGCTAGCATCTGCACCTGAATCTGCAGCAAATCAGCCTGCGCGCTCGCAAGAAGCCCCTCATCGAACCAGCACCTAATGTGGGGTGAACCGAGGATGAGCGCTGTCTTTTGCGTCGCCGCAGCCGCCTCGAGGAGCTTGCTCTCCGCGTATGCCTCACGATCGCCGTCGGCGCACAGAACCCTGCAAGGCTGTGCCTTCTTGTCATCCGGAACAATCACGCGCGAAACACCGGGTGCGTTCTGCTCGCTCACGCCGCGTCACCGCCGTCCCAGTCGACGCGGCGCGCCTGCAGGATGATCGATCCCGACGCTTTGTCCTGGATGGTGAACCCATCCGACGAGACAGCCTCGTTGACGATCTGATCGGCTCGGCACATGAGGTCGGCGACTGTGGTCCCGAGGATCTCCGCGAGGCGGGTCATCTCAGAAAGCGAGAATTCAACGTGCCCGTTGAGCTTCCTCGAAAACGTTTGACGACCAATGCCAAGGCGCTTAGCAACGATGGTGATTGAGAGGCCGTGAGCTGCGATCTGTTCGCGGATCGCGCTAGTGATTCCCTTCAAGGCTTGCACCTCCTTACTCAATACTTAGTTGTCTCGAAATCGGGACACAACAAGTATGTCCCAAATTGGGGACATGCGCAAGCTAATTAGTGTGGACATGTCGCTAATTTGGGACATAGAATGTTGACCATGGGACAAAAACCGCTGGAAATCAACTATTTTGAGAGTTGCGTTGTCGCGCTCATCACATCCGCAAATGCGGCCCAAGGTGGCACAATCCGCTCCCTGTCAGCTGCATCCGGTGTGTCGCGCGCACGACTTGACCGCATCCTGCGTGGCGAGTCATCGATGACCACGACTGACTTTCAGAGGATCTGCGACGCCCTCGGCTTGGTCCCTTGGAAGGTTGCGCTCGCCGCCGAAACGGGGCGCACCTACGAGGAGGTTGTCGCAGACCTTGAGGACGCGGCGACGGCTTGACACGCGCTCCGCGAAAATGCCAGGGCGCCATCTGGCACGGACACATGTGAGCATTGGCATATGGGAAACGCACTCATCACAGCTCGGCTAGATACTGGGATTGCCTGGCTGCTTTCTGAACAACAAAAACTATCCGGCGTCAGTCTCTGCGAGCTATCTCGCTTGTCAGGCGTGAAGCTCACACGCCTCGGCGATGTCCTTAAACGCGGACGCGCCGCCACCGCAGGCGAGATCGAGAGAATTGCCGACGCTCTCGGCCTTGATGGTTGGAAGGTGCTTTTTGCTGCTCAGACCGGGCGCTCATGCGCCGATGAACTCGACCTGCCCACCTAGGTTGTTGAGGTGTGGCAACGACAGGCGCGGCGAGGCAGTGCTCGTGCTCAGCATGTGGGAGTACTTGTCCCACAACCCCCTTCACTGATACAGTGAATCAGGTCATATTACTTATGAGGAGGCGAAGAGGCCATGCCTATTTTCGGCGGTAAGCAAATCGCAGAGCTACAGCGGAGACTCGCGATTGGGGAACAGCAGTACCAGGAAGCCAGGGGAGAGATTGCCCGACTCTCCGAGGAACTCGTTCGGCTTAGCGGCGAACTCACGGCTGCGCAGGCTGGTCAGGCAAACCTCCAGGCATTTGTTGATGCCCATGGCGGTAAGGCGGCATGGGAAGCAGATCAGGCCGCTGACCATGCGCGCCAGGCGCTCCAACAGGTTCGCACCCAATGCGCAGAACAAGAACAGGGAATCCGTGCTGATTTGGAGCGACTTATAAACGAGGAGGCAGCCCTGCAGGAGAAGCTTCACCCCATGCGCGTCCAAGTCAAACTAGAAGAAGCAGGTTTCACTGAGTATGATCACCCTGCAAAAGATTCTGTCGAGCTGGCGGCCGCTTTGCGAGACCTTCGAAAAGACGTACAAATGGCAGTTCGAAGCTATAGCGCAGTTGAATCGCTTGATGATTTCGAGCCGCCCCACACGAAAAGCGGCCGGAACAAACTCGCGAAAGATTCAGCAAGGCTTGCGCTCATGGCTTTCAACTCACAGGTTGATTCAATCATCGAAGCGGCAAGCGCTCGAAACTACGAAGCAAGCCTTGCGAAGATCTTCAAGGCCGCTGAAGTTGTTGAACGACAATGCACTGTCACCGGCGTGAGGATCAAGCCAAACTACGTGGAACTCCGCGCTCGAGAACTGCAACTCGCAGTCGACCATCTCAAAGCAAAGCAGCTGGAAAAAGAGCTGGAAAAAGAACGCAAAGCAGAACTGCGAGAGCAAGCAAAAGCGGAGCGAGAACTCCAAGCCGAGAGGGAACGCCTCGAAAAGGAACGGCAACACTACCTCAACGTCCTCAAGACGGTCGAAGAGATCGGTGACGAAGCCGAAACTGCGCGCCTCAAGCAGCAGATCGTCGAAATTGAAAAGGGGATCAACGACGTCGAGAAGCGCGAGGCCAACATCCGTGCAGGCTATGTCTACGTCATCTCGAACATCGGATCCTTCGGCGAACGTATGGTTAAGATCGGCATGACACGCCGCCTCGACCCCATGGATCGTGTCCGTGAACTCGGAGACGCGTCCGTGCCATTCAACTTCGATGTCCACGCCCTGTTCTTCTCCGACGATGCAGTGGGAGTCGAAACCGAGCTTCACCACCGCTTCGCAGCCAAACGCGTCAACCGCATCAATGCGCGGCGCGAGTTCTTCTACGCAACCCCCGCAGAGGTCCGAGACGCCCTCAAGGACATCGCCGGAAACCTCCTCGAGTTCACCGAAGAACCAGAAGCGGAGCAGTATCGGCTCAGTCTCGAAGAAGCACGCGCATCCGCTCAATGCTGAGGACGCTGCTTGTCCCCGCACCCCTCCATGCGAGTACTGCGGGGCTGGGACAGCTGTCCTACTGTAGGCTGCTGCAGTACCTTGAAAAGACATGTTGCGTCACGTGAGAGGTCGGAATGACGCCTCGCAGAAAACGCCGCCCCCTAGCCGTGAGAGGCCCTGTCATCGGCTAGAGGGCGGGATCTGCGCATCTGTAGCCCGCGCATAGGCCGGGGCTGCGCGGCGAACCGCGCTACTCCTAAGCGGCTAGGTCGCACCCCGCGTCGAGCCGGGGCCTGCAGTGCCTAGCCTCGATATAGAACCGCGCAGCTCCCCGAAGGGGCCGCGTGATCGATTACTCCCAGACTATCAGCACGCATGTACATTTGCGTCCGGGTGTCATTCAGAGGTTTTTCTGCTCCTGAGCGCGCACAAAATACCCCAAAACGGCGCTTTTTGACGCGCTCAGAGACTCGCAGTCCCGCGAGCGCCTGATTCTGCCTCGCGGGAGCTTTGTGTGCGCCTCTTTTGGCCCCCTCATTTTGGTGCCTAAAGTATCAATGCTGCTTCACGCGGGTCTCCATGCGCGCGATCATTTCCAGCTCGTAGGCCTCATCCGAGCGCTGGTAGCGAGCTGCCATGTCCGGGTCGGACCAGCCGTACCGTGCCATCAGGGCGCGCGTCGTGGCGCCCGCCTGGCCGTATCTTGTGGCTGAGTAGTGGCGGAGTGCGTGCCAGCCGCCGGAGTGCCCGTCGGGTATCTCGATGCCTGCGGCTGCCTGCGCGGCCGTAAGCAGGCGCGTGAGGGCCGTGTCGCGCGCGAAGCCCGATCCGCGCAGTGCCGGGAACAGGACTGCCTGCGGGCCGGGCGCGACGTGGGTACGCAGATGTCCACGCATCGTGGCAGCTGTCGAGGCCATGAGCGCGACCGTGCGGACACCGGCGGCTGTTTTCGTCGGCCCTGCCTCCAGATGCCTGCCTACACGGTGCAGCGACGCCTCCACACGCACGCTCATGCCCCCGTCCTCGCGCTCGAGGAGTGAGGCGCGCGTGAGCGCGAGCGCCTCGTTGATCCGCAGGCCCGCATCGGCAAGCAGAATGACCAGCGCGCGATATGGCTCGGGCATCGCGTCCGCGAGCGCGGCGACCTGGCCGGGCGTGTAGAGGAATTTCGAGGTGACGCGCGCCTCCCTTGCGCCGCCCTTGATTCGTAGCGGGCTGGACTCCAGGAGTGTGCGGTCATCGGTGGCGGCTGCGTTGAGGAGGGCGCGCATGGTTTCGTAGGCGTTTTTTCGCGCGCCAGGCGTCGCGTCGAGGTCGGCCCACCACTGCGTGAGTGAGGCCGGCGTCAGCTCCGTCAGTTCCTGGTCGCCGATGTAGGGGAGTATGTGCCGGCGCAGGTCCGATCGCCGTTTGCGCAGCGTGCTTGCTGCGGCGTCGCGCTCGAGGTCGACGAGCCATGCGTCGGCCCACTCGGCCACAGTCAGGCCCCGGAGTGACTGCTGGCGGGCCTCTTCGGCTTCCCGTGCGGCGACTGCGGCGGGGTGCTCCCACGTCCCCGCGGCGATGGCCGACCACTGCGCGGCCAGCCAGATCTCAGCCTCGCGTTTCGTTGGGAACGTGTGCGGCGCGGAGATGCGCGGTGCGCGGCCTGGGCCGGTGTAGGTAGGATCGTCGAAGCGCGCGCGGTAACGTGGCCGCGAGGCCGTTCCGCGCTTATCGATGGTCCCGAACGATTGCCTTCCCATCGTGTCCGCCCTCCGCGCGCCTGGGTACAAAACGGGTACAAGCACAGCATATCGCGCGGGCTACACGGGATTTATGGGACATATGGATTCTCGCGCTTTTTGTGGCCAGGTCGCCAAATCCTGGCTTTTCCGCACTGTCGCGCGGATTGTCAGGAGTGCGGCTCTGCAATTCCCCCCATCTCCACACATTCCCATCTATCGTTGATCTAGCGCCAATTAGCGCAGTGCGCGGGTACAAGGTGGGTACAACAAAACCCCCACCTGCCGAAGAGGCAGGTGGGGGTCTTTCATGCGTTGAAACGCGATTCGAGCGCCTCGATCCGCTCGTAGATTGATCGGTGCGTGTCGTGTGCGTGAGAGTCGATCAGACGCTGAGCCGACTCGCGCGCGGTACGCTCATCGTGTATCTCAGCAGCCATCCTGCTGCCGCGCTCGTCGATCCTGTCGATCCGCTCCTTCAAGTCCGAGAGACTTGCTCCGTGGTTCTCGAGAGTCGAGGCGACGCGATCAACCGTCGATGAGAGGTCCTCGAACTGCTCGGGCAGGACCGCGAGTGCCCCTACTGTTTCGTTGACGGCCTTGACGGCGTCGCGGACTTCGTCGAGGTCGTCACGGAAGTTCGTCGCGTGATCGTTCGAGACCTGAGCGTCAGCCGACTGTGCGGCCTTCTTCGCGTCCTCTGCAGCCTTGGTGACTCGCTGCATGTGCGATTCCATGCTCGCCTTGAGGCGAGCGAACCACATTGCAACGACGCCACCGAGGCCAGCTAGGAGGATCGCGATGAGCCCGTTTGTTGCCTCGATAATCTTCGGGTCGGACAGGAGCACGCTCACGGCTGTGTCTCACCGCCCGAGTCGCTTCGCGTCACCGCCTCGTCCGCGCTTGCTCGCACGTCGTCAATGGTCTCGCCGCCAGGCGTGAGTGCCCCGGTCCAATCAATAATGCTCACGCCTCCGATCTTGATCCCCGAGAGGATCTGATACACGGTCCAGGCGACGCCGAGGAATACGCTCGCCTGCGAGACGAGGAGCTGCCAGGTAGCCGGGTATGAACCCGAGATCCAGACCCCTGCCGTCACGACAACGGCGACGGCGACCGTCAGCCAGACGCGACGTCGGCGCGTCCAGTACGGGCGATCCAGCGCCGCTTGGATGAGCGGCCACACGACGCCGATGAGGACCGACGTCACGAACGGATCAGACTGCAAGCCCAACAGAATGTCACTCTGATTCACTGCCGTCTCCTCTCACACGGTCTCTGCGCCCGCGAGCGCGATGTTGACTGCTGCGGCGGTGGCTGGGCCGTAGATTTCGTCCTCGTATGCGCCGACGGCTGCCTGGATGAGTCCGACTGTCTCGTCGTGCGCCGCTTCGGAGTTTTCGCCCCAGATGCCGTCCGGCGTGGTGCCGACGACCCGCTGTGTGTATTCGACGCCGTATGGGAAGGTGTTGCCGCCCCAGGTGGATGCGGCGGCTACGGCGTTGATGCGCTGGCGTGTGTCGGGACCGGCGACGTTATCGGGGACTGCCCCGACGGCTTCTTGGAGCGCGGTGATGTCGGTGTAGCCGCTGTCCTGGGTGCTCGTGTCGACGTTGCCGTCCCAGCGTCCGTTGTCGATCATCCAGGCCAGGACGACTCGCATGTCGACCCATCCGAGGATGTCGTCTTCATCTCGGTACTTGACGAGGACTCCATTGCCATTGTCCTGGCTGCCGCCCATGGAGGTGTTTCCCTCGACGGCGCGGAAGTAGTCGGATGCCTGGTCAGGCCAGGACGCGCCGACGTGGTCGGCGATCCCGTCGCCGTGCCACTCGTAGATCGCTTGATGACCGTACCCGGATTCGTCGCGCCACGCGCCGATCTTCTGCGCGAAATTCTTGATGTAGGGCACGTAGTACCACCACGCGGCGTTCATGAGGTTGACGCCGGCCTGGAGGTATCCCCAGACCTGGAAGGCTCCACACCAGGCATAGCCTCGGAAGTCGGACTTTCCGACGGCGTCCCAGTACTTGTTCCCGCCGACGTGGCCGACCTCGCCGCGCATCGCATCCATCGCGATGTTGATGGCCTGCGTGATTCGAGGATCGTTGACGTTGGTCATGCCTGGCCTCCTTCGCGCTGAGTGATGTTGCGTTCGGTCAACAGTCCGAGCAGCTCGGCCTCCTGGGTCTTGGTTTCAGGCATCGTCTTAAGCTCGGGTGCCATTCTCATTCCTTTCAGTGGGTGTAGGAAGCCCCGGCCACCAGGTGCGGTGGTCGGGGCGTGGTGTGGCAGGCCGTGTGGTCTGTCAGGTCTTGATGATGTAGTTCAGCGCCAAGTACGGCGGCAGTACGCTGAACGGCTTGCTCTGACCCTCTGGCTGTGCGATGGCTCTATCCAGAGATCCGCTCCCCGCGGCTGCGATGCCTGTCCAGGCTGAGCCGCCCGCGAAATTTGTCTGGTAGATCGCCGCTCCTGAGGGCCAGTAGCTCGATTCTCCGCCGATCTGGTGCGAGTGCCTCGGCATCTCATCCACCGTGAGCGCATGCCGTTCTTCGCCGCCGAGCTCGCCGAGCGGGTGCGCAGCGTTCACTCCCAGAACTGTCCGGCCGCGCAGGTCCGGGACTCGGAATTTGAAGTTGTTGCCGAACACCCTCGCGAGCTCCGGGTACGTTCGTCGGTCGTACTCTTTGCCGTCGCACATGAGCCAGCCGGTCGGCGCAGACGAGCCCGCGAACGCGGCGATCACGCCAGCAGGCGTGACGACGGTGATCGCCTCACCCGGGTCACCCTTCGGACCACGCGGGCCAGTCTCACCCTTGTCGCCCTTCGGGCCAGGCGGGCCAGCCGGGCCGCGCTCACCCTGGTCGCCCTTCGGACCAATGGGCCCCGGTGGCCCCTGCGGCCCTACGCCTCCGCCTCCGCCTCCGCCGATGTTGAGGTCGGCTAGGTCTAGATACCGGTCTCGGTATGTGCGTGTCGCTGCGATAGCCTGCATGTTTCCCTCGTGGATCTGCACGAGGACTCTGTCACCCGGATATACCTTCCGAGTGAGCAGCCGGTCCGGAACCGATGTGATCGCGGCATTCTCGTCAGAGCGCACACGCCATAGGTCTGCATCGAGCTGCACATTCACCTGCCCCTGGCGCGCTGACCGCACTGCCGTGCCCCACCGGTAGGACGGCTGCGCGTCCACCCGCTGCCGCAGATCCGCGACCACAGCGGCTAGATAATCGACGTCATTCACCGCGAATCTCCTTGATCTCCGTCTTCACGAGCGCGGTAGGGGAGAGCGGGATCTCCATCTTCTGCACCGTTCCCCGGAGTCGCTGCCCCTGCGACACGAATTCAACGACGTCCCCCGGTCGGATATTGACTGGCAGATGCTCGATCACCAGCGTGGCCGCCGGCATTGACTTCTCCGCGAGTACGCGGGCCGCCCACTGGTCGATCGCTGCCTGGCTCGTGACTTTCACACCTGTCTCGACGTGGACGACCTCGCCGCGATTTACGGTCGAGAGCGGGTCGTCTTTACGATCGTTTCTGGCCACCCCGACCACTGCAGGAGACGGTCCCGCGTAATATCTGTCCTCGCCTCGCTTGGTGTCGTCAGATCCCGGGGTGCCGACGCAGACGACGACGTTTGGCACCGCGAACAGATCGCGGTCAATCGTCCAGTCTGCAGAGTGGATCGCCGTGTCCCCCTCGCGGAAAACGTAGGAGACCGGGCGGCGTGACGGGCGAATGTACGGCCCGCCCGTGATGACACCGTAAGGATCGGGGGTCAATGCGCCCCAGCCGACGAGGCGCGCGCAGTCGTTGAGCATCGTGAGGATGTTCGTTCCGACGTCGTATGCAATTGCCTCATTGATGAGGCTCGGCCCTCCAACGAAGCCGTAATCCCCGAATTTCGTGAAGCCTATCCGCAGATTCTTCGCCTTTGCTGCGTATCGCTTAATCAAACTCCACTTGCCATCTGTCAAGTGGTCGTTCTCGACTTGCTCGATACGATCCGTGGACATGCGGTCTAGGTACGCGAGCGTCGACAGGAGCTCGACGTCTCGCGTCACCCTATGGTCATTGACCGAGCGTGTTGGCGACGACATCACGAACGTTGCCACCGGCCAGCCCGGCATGCCGACCGGCACGTAATCAACGCGCGCGTGCATGTTGAACCAGTCGATCTGCTGCGCCGTCTCCGTGAGGCTCAGCTGCCCCGACGCCCGCAGACGCGACGTCGCCGACAGCGTCACCGACCCTGACTCGACACCATCGAGCAGACCAATGTCCTGCCCGTCCGGCGTCGTGAGCATCACCCGATAATCAGCCTGCCTCACAGGCGATGGATCAGCCATGATTCACCTCCGTCAGCTTCGCTGAGACCGACCAGACTCCGCCGACCTCGCGGCCGAGCTGTACGTCCGACAGCGAGCCGTACAAGACACGACCTAGGGGATCTCGATACATGAACGGCGCGGGCATATACGCCAGATCCTCAAGCGCCTGACGCTCACGCACCGACGAGTCCAGCAGCGCCGCAGACACCTGCACGACACGCTGACGCTGCGTGCCCGACAGCTCGACACCCAGCCTCCTGCCCGCGAAATACTTGACCTCACGATTCACGAGACCAAGCTGCGACCCGGTCACCGGATTCCACGCGAGACGCACCGACCGCGAGAAACCCTGCCCCGCCGAAATCCACACCGCCTGCGAATCCGCGAGCGCGTCGATGATCGTCACGGAGGACGAGGGCATCGCCGACGTTGCGGTCACCCTGTACTTGGTCGTGCCGTTGGTGAGGCACTCCCTGTCTTTGTACATGGTCGAGGGCGGTAGCTTGTCGGCGACGATGGTCCAGGTTGATCCGCCGTCGATTGATCGCTCGAGGCGTGTCTCAACGGTTGGCGGCTGCTTGCTGCCGGTGGGGACGGCGGGGGAGGCAATCGAGATGAGCATGTCCCCCTCGTCTTCTTCCCAGGAGGCTGTCACGATCGGCTCGGGCGGCGTCGGGTACTCGACCTTGTATCGCCGCTGAACTGTTGTCGCGAGTCCGTACCCGTCCGTGAGGGTGACGCGGACGACGTACTCCGTGCGGTTCTCGAGGCGTGCCTTGAAGCGCAGTGGCGCGCGTGAGAACGTCGGCGTGACGCCGAGCGCGGCGGCGGTGCCCTTGATCTGCTCGATGGCCTGCAGGTTCGTCGAGAGCAGCTCGCAGAGCACGGTCGAGATCGTCGTCGACGAGCCCTTCACGTGCGAGACTGTGAGTGCGCCGTCGAACGCGGAGCGGTCGAGCGTGAGCGAGTCTGGCGCGAGCGCGACGACCGGCGCGTACGTGACCGTCGTCCGCCTGACGGGTGACCAGTCCGAGTACTCGCGATACTGGCCTTTCGTGCGGATCTGGTAGTCGATGACGCCAGCTGGCAGGTCAATGGTCTTTGTCTGCGTGGCGCCCGTGACTGCGACCGTTTGCCAGGGGCCTGAGTCTCCTGCGCGGTGGCCGTTAGCCGTCTCCGTGTATACGGTGGCGTACCTGATGTCGGCGGCTTCCTGCCAGGTCTCGTCGAGCGAATTATGCGCCCACGTGAACGGGACTGCGCCGACCGCAGCGTATGTGCCCGGCCCGGACACTGCCGGGATGCCCGGCTTCTGCAACACCTGGATCGTGTTCGATGGGGTCGACCGTTCGGATTCCAGGTTGTCGGTCTTGATGATCGCGCGGTACGTGTGCGGCACCTGCAGGTCCGCTGTTTCGTGCACCCAGCCGTCCGCGTCGGCGCGTACTTCTCCGACTTTCTTATCACCGTCGAGTATCTCGACAGTCGCGTCCTGCGGATAGGCGAACGTGGTTTTCCAGGTGATGCGGATCTGGCCGCGTTCGTTCTTAGAGGCCGTCAACTCCGAGACCGGCGCCGGAGCCGTCGACACGCCGTTGGAGTCCGGCGACGGCGGGCCGGGAACGAAGTCCGAGACATCCCGGATACGTGTCGGTATGATCGGCGAGGCATAGACGCGATACCAGAAACGGTCATTCGCGTATACGGCCTTGTCATCGACCATCTTGAACACTGGCACCGTGGCGCCCTCCGCGTTCACCCAGGACACGACGTGCCACTGCCTTGGGAGCCATGGCCCCGAGTATTCGTCGGAGTAGGCGTCCCAGCGTTCGATCACGTAGGAGCGGATCGGCGATGACGCATCTGCGGGCTTCGCTGCAGGCCACTCCAGCAGGACCGAGTGCCCGTCCTCAAGCAGCGTTGCCTTGCAGTACGACGGCGCTGACGGCGGCTTCGCCGGCCGTGCAGGCAGCGTGAGCCACGCCTGCATCGACGGGTGGCCCCCGTTCCAGATCGGCCCCAGCGAATAGCCGACGCTAATCGAGCGCTCCTGATTCGGCAGGAGATTCTCGCGCCAGTGCGACGTGCCCATGTCCTTGTAGACCGTCGCGCCGGTCGGCGACGAGAATGACACCGTCTCGGAGCCGACTCCGACGTTGCCCCACCAAGAGGTTTTCGCCGAATAATTATGTCCGTACCCGTCGGAGCGCAGCCAGAACTGCGCGTACACCTCGACGTAGCCCTGGTGAGGGTCTCCGGTGTACCACATTTCCACGCCGACTGACATGTAGCCGGACGAGGCAGACCACTGAATGGCCATGAGTGTTACTCCTTAGAATCCGATGCGCTCGCGCAGCGCAGAGCGAGAGGCTGGCGCGAGGCTGTCCGAGACGACGCCGCCTGCCTCGACGCGCATCCTGCCGATCAGCTGATCGTCTGAATCACGTACGACGAGATACTGCGGGCCGGTCGCCTGTATACGAGCCAGACCCGCCGTGCCGCCAAGCCCCGCCGTGACCGACAGCGCGCCAGCCTCCAGACCAGCGAGCTGATCCTGCCCGGCGGCAATCGTGTCCCTGATCGCCGCCTCGAACAGCGGCGCACGCTGCGCCGCACCCTCGGCGAGCGCTTCAACAATCGAGCGGCCCGAGTACAGCGTCCATCCGTGGCCTGAGAACGGACCCTTCTTAGCCGGGGAGAATGGCAAGTACTTGCGGACTGAGCCGAGCATGTCAGAAACCGCGCCCGTCACCGAGCCCGCCATCGACTTAATGCCGTCGATCAGCCCCTGAATGATCTTCTTGCCTGATGAGACCATCATTGACGGCACGCTCGCCAGGACACCCATGATCTGCTTCGGCACGTCCAAGAAGACGTTTTTCAGGGCCGGGAGGGACTTTACGATTCCGTCGATCAGGCCCGTTAGGATCTGCACGCCGGCGCTGAGGATCAGCGGGATATTCTGTACGAGGACCGTCACGATTGTTGTGATGATCTGCGGCAGCATCGCGATCAGCTGCGGGATTGCCTGCACGATGCCATTGATGAGTCCGATGAGCAGCTGCACGCCCGCGCTGATGATCATCGGCAGATTCGTGACCAGCGTCGTGACGATCGTGTTGATGATCGTCGGCAGCATATCGATCAGCTGCGGGAGTGCTTCGAGAATGCCGTTGATCAGCGTCGTCAGCAGCGAGATGCCGGCCTCGATGATCAGCGGCAGATTCTCCACGATGGTCGTCACCACGGTCGTCAGGATCTGCGGCAGCATCTCGATCAGGACCGGAAGCGCCGTCTGCAGACCAGTGATCAGGGCGTTGAGCACCTCTACGCCCGCGTTGATCAACTGCGGCAGCGCCTCCACAAGCGTCGTGACGAGCGTCGTGACGATCTGCGGGAGCGCCGCTGCCAGCGTCGGGATCGCCTGCACGATGCCGTTAATGAGGCCCGTGAGCAGATCCGCGCCAGCCTGAATCAGCTGCGGGACTGCCGTCGTGAGTGCGCCAAGCAGCGAGGTTATGATGCCCGGCAGCGCTTCGAGCAGGACCGGGATCGCTGCCGTCAGGCCGGCCGCCAGCCCGTTGATCAGGTCGACGCCCGCGTTGATGAGCTGCGGCAGCATGTCGACGAGCCCCGTCACGAGCGCGACGATCATCTGCGCGGCAGCTGGGATCAGCTGCGGAAGCCACGAGCCGAACGCGCTGACAAATGATTCGATGATCTGGCCCGCCATGTCCAGCAGGACCGGGAGCGCGTCCGTGATGCCGGTAATCAGCGTCTTGACCGCCTCAGCGCCCGACGCGATTAGCTGCGGAGCGTTTGACACTAGCTCCGCGCCGTACTTCGAGACATTGAGGATCATGTCCGAGATAACCGTCTGGATCTGCGTCGTCAGCTCACCACCCGACGCCTGCACCAGCGCACCGATGCCAGCAACCGCCGCCGCGATGAGGCCACCGAAGGCCAGCACCTTGCCGAACCGCGCCGGATTTAAGAACATGCCGACCTTCCCGATCAGCCCCTCAGCCGCCGAGCCGAGCGGACCAGCAGCGCCCGCCAGCGCTTCCCCCATCTTCGGGCCGATGCCGTGCATCGCCTGCATCGCCGGGTCGAGCGCTTTGCCTACGCCTTCCTTCACGGCCTCCCCCAGACCCGAAAACTTACCCACGATGGCAGACGGCTGCGGCAGCGCATCGAACGCCCCGATGATCAGCGACGGATCTGCCAGCAGCGTGCCCGCTCCCGCGAGCGCAGCGAAGCCTCCGGTGGCTTGTCCGAGGGCTTTGGCGATGTCCTCGAGGGTGAGGTTACCGTCCTTCATGGCGTCGGCGAAGGGCTTGATCTTTCCGGCGAGGATGTCGACGTACTTGCCCGCGCTGTCGAAGGCCGGGCCGAGCTGTTCGCCGACTGCGTTGATGATGTCTGTGAGCGGTTCCTTGACCTTGTCGAGGGAGGCGACGAGGCCCTTTTCGACGGCGGCTTCGAGGTTGCCCCATGCGCCTTCGAAGGTTGAGGCGGACTTCGCGGCTTGCTCGGCGACGTCGGTGAATCCGAGGTCCATGAGGGCCTGGTTGAACTCCTCGGCCGTGATTTGGCCTTGGCTCATGGCGTCACGGAAGTTGCCGGTGAAGGCTGCGTTGTTCTTGAGGGCTTCCTGGAGCTTGCCTGACGCGCCGGGAATGGCTGCGGCGATCTGGTTCCAGTCCTGGGTTGTCAGTTTCCCGGCGCCGTTGATCTGCACGAGTGCGAGCGCGACCTGCTTGAACGTATCCTTGGTGCCTCCCGCGATGGCGTTGACGTTGCCTGCGGCTTCGGCCATCTTGTCGAAGTCTTTGACGCCGTTTGCGGCGAGCTGCGCCGTTACCGATTGGATATCGGACAGGTCATAGACTGTCTGGTCGGCGTAGGTTTGCGCGGCGGCGGTTAGCTGCTTGATGCGCGACGGATCAACGCCCGCAAATTCAAGGGTTTTCTTGAATTTGTCGGTGGCGTCGGACGCGGAGATCGCCGCGGGGATCTGCGCCGTGAGCGCGGCCGTGACGCCGCCGACTGCTGCGGCGACTCCGCCGAGGCCGATCTTGCCGATTGAGGAGAGGGCACCACCGATGTGCTTCGAGAGCGATTGTCCGATTTGGGAGCCCCAGGACTCTGTCGCGCCTGTGAGTGCTGACGTGACGTCGCCCGATCCGAACTCAGACGCGATCTGTTTCTTGAGTCCCCTGAACGAGGGGACAACGTCGATCCAGGCTGTGCCCAGGGAAACGCCTTCGGCCATGCTGTCTCCTTATCTAGTTTTCAACTGCCACGCGGGCTGCGCTGAGCTGCGCGTCGATCCAGTCCGTGTCGGGCATATGGTCGATTTCAACTCGCGTGCCCGGGCGCGGGATCGGTGGCGGCATTCCCCGACCCTTCTGCGCGTTCTCGGTTTTCGCCCACTGGAGCCACCTCAATGAGTCCGCCTGAATCGCAGCTAGGTGCGTGTCGAGCGATCGCCACTGCCACTCCTGGTCGATTGCACGCAGCGTCCAGGATTCCGTCTGCTTGATGACGACGGATGCGAGGCGTGCGGCCTGACGGGCGGGCATCTGGCGCGGGACGCGCCCGAAGAACCGGAGGAAGTCTGCCTCCAGCTCATCGGGCGCATGCGCCAGGATCGCGGCGAGTGTCAGGCTTTTGGGGCAAGCTCGCGCATGATCTGGACGAGCACCTCAGCCGCTGCGGTCGCCGTGACTCGGCCGTTCTCGCCCCTGAGAGCGTCGAGCAGCTCCTGCGCCTTGTCGCCCGCGACCGCGCGGAAAACGGTCGGCAGTACGAGGATGTCGCCGCGCTGAATCTCAGCGAGCGACTCGAGCAGCTCGAAGTCATCGAGAACGGTCGGGGCGACCGTCAGCTGCACTCCTGCGACCGTGATCGTGCGCATATCCACCGGAATGGGATCGACCGGACCATGAGGGGCCTCACGCTCCTCCTGCGGTACGGGTGCCGACATGTTGATGTCGCCCGCGCCGCATGCCTGCTCGTAGCGTCCGCGAGCCTCGTTCACTGCCTCAAGCGAGCCGTCAGCGTGACGAGCGACAGCGTAACCGCCCTGCTCGCGCGGGCCACCGTGCCACTCAAGCACGACGTCGCTGTGCGGCGGGACTGCGACGCGCTCAACGTCGTCGGGGTTGCCGGGAACCATCTGGTTGTAAAAAGTCATCGCGCTCAACCTTTCTAAGTCTGTGAGTCCTTTGTCGCGCCTATAGGTGTGGGTGGAATGGAGAGGGGCGGGGCGCGACCCTGCCTGCGCCCCGGGGATGGTGGTCAGGCAGGCTCCGCCCCTCTCCACGACTGTGAGGTCGATCAGGCCGCAGCCTTCGCGATGTACTCGCGGGCGCAGTCGCCCTCAATCTTCGCGGACGGATACGCGGCGAAGGTCACCTCGTAACCCACCGCCTCGCCGTCCTTGTACACGGTGGAACCGCGCTCAGTGAGCTGACCCTCCGGGACGACGATCCGCTTGACGAGACCGCCCGTGAGCAGCACCTCAAACACGAGCACTCGGCGGGGCAGGATCTTGGAATTGTGGCGCACCGTGATCGGCTTGTCCGCGCCGCCCTGCTGCGTCACGTTCTCCTGCCCGAACACCTCGCGCAGGACGTCAGGATCGAGCGCCTGCAGGAGCTTCGTCTTGAACGTCTCCTTATATCCAGTCTGCTGCGTGAGGACGACGTCGCCGCCAAACGCCTTCATGTCGCTGGACTCGGTCTCGATGGGATTCTCGAAACCATCCTCCGAGAGGTAACCCAGCTTCACGAACGCCGTGTTGAGCGCGGTCGTCGCATCAGCGGGGATCGGTGTGCCCAGCGGAGCGGCGAAAAACGCGCCGCCCTTCTGCGGCTTAGCCGCAGTAACAAGCGCAGAATTCTGTTCTGCCATATGACTCTCCTGTCAAGAGTAAAGAATCAGGTGAGCGCCAGAGTGGCGCTCACCGTCAGTTGAAACCTCGGCACCCGAGCATCCGGGTCCGGGAAGGCATACACCGACCTGACATCGGAGTACGCGACGATTGCCTCGCGCTGCCAGTCCAAGATCGCGACGGCGACCTCATCAGCAAGCGCAGACGCCTCAGCCTCCGTCCCAGCCCAGGCTTGCACCGCGAACATCGGCGAGTCCCACAGGTGCGTGCGCTGCCCGCCCGTGCGCTCGACCGTAATGAACCGTGCGGGGCGTGTCGCCAGCACGCGATTCGAGACCCGCACGCCCGGAAACTTCCGCTTCAAGTAGGCAATTAGTAGTGCGGTCGATGACGTCATACGCGCCCCGCATTCAGCGCCTTCAAGAGCGTGTTATGCCGGGCGTTATCGCGGCGCGCCTTGAACGTCGCAGCCTTGACGACGCCGTGCGGCCTCGTCTTACCCTGCTGCACAGACGGCTCAAAACCTTTGCCCGCCGCCGACGCGATCCGCTCTGCAGCGGACTCAATCATCGGCGTCGTCAGCGCGCGTAGAGCCGCGTTGTCGACCACGATCTTCACCTCGTCACCCCTCCACCAGCCTTGCCTGCACAGGCCGATTCCACACACCAGGCGTCGAATCCGTGCTGTACGGCCTGGGATTGCCGATGACCTCCCACCACGATCCGCCCCACCCGATCAGACAGCCCTTGAGACTCCCGGTATAGGTTTTCGGGAAATGGAAAGTCATGATTGTCGCGTCGCCGTCCGGTCGCTCCGGCCCCAAGTCCTGCGATGAGGCCGGAGCCACCAGGACGTTGCGCACCGTGATCCCCAGCCGGTATTCGACACGCTCATTGCCGAACTCGTCGAGAGAGCCGGACCCCCGGTCCCTTAGCACAACGCTCTCGCCGAAGATCATGACCGCACCCCTATCGTCCGGACAGATGCGAACCGCGTCAGACGGATCCCCAGCCTGCGCCGGTGCACCCGCGTGAAGCTCATCGACCCCACCGGCGCACTAAACGTCGACGACTGACTGTACGGGCCACCCGTGACCGTCGACTGCGTCGCCCCGTACGCGAACCCATCCGCCTGCTGACGGATCGCATACCGAACCATGTCACACACGACGTCCTCATACGAGTCACGCCGGATCGACCCGTCCGCGAGCGCGGCGGCGAGGTCGATCTTGTCGGCGGCGAGCTCGTCTCGGACGATGCGTGCTGCTCGGGTGAGGGCGGCTTCGACGGGCTGCTGCCCGACCTGTCTTTCCTCATCCAGGCCGTAGCGGGCACGAAAGGCGGTGATCTTGACGTCGAGTGTGTCAGCAGGTGGTGTCATGTGAGCCCTCCGAGCTGTCAGTTGGTGGATTCACGCCGCAGGGGGGATTTCCTCGGGTGCCAGCTCGGTCTGCGGGTCGCCGGCCGCGCCGGTGATGCCGAAGTCGTCGCCGAGGACGTCGAGGATGAGCTCGGCGTCAGCGGCCGTGACGGTCGCGAGGCCGGACTCGAACTGCACGTGCGGGGTCGTGATGAGTAGGGTCGGGATCGCGTCGCAACGCAGCGTCACCATGTCGGGCTTCTTCTTCGCCATGCTTGATCAGCCCGCCGCCACAGTCAGGACGCCGTGTGCCTTCTCATTGCCATACTTGAGGCCGATCTCTCCGTACAACATGACCTTCTCCGATGCGCCGGTCTTGGACAGCGGCTCGGCGAAGAAATGGCCCTTTCCGGGCACTTCGAGGAACGCCGGTGCGAGCTGCTCGAGGGAGACGACCGCGAGCTTGGTCGCCGGCATGTACCGGTTGAGCATGATGTTGAAGGAGCCGAAGTCGGTCTCCAGCGTCTTGAGGTTGACGCCGCCGACGTTGCGGTCTTCCTGCTTGAAGCCGTCCTTGACGAACAGGTTGGTAAGGGCTCGCTTGAGGGCGGCGTTGACGATGATCGTGCGAGTCTCAGTCTCCTGGACGCCGCCGTTCTCCCAGACCTTCTGGATCAGGTCGAGAACATCGTTCGCGGTCAGCTCGCCGGCCTTGTGCGTGGTCGTCGCGACGTTGGTCGTAATGGCCTGCAGCAGACCGCGCGTCTTACGCGGCTGCGCGTTCGTGGTCGGCTTGGCGAAGGTGCCGGTGATGAACGTCTTTTCGACGTCGCGCGAGATCTGCTTGATCTGCGCCTGCAACTGCTCGGCGAGCTCGTCGGCGGGCAGCGTGGTGGAGCCGAGCTGCACGGCGCTGCCAGTCGGGCCGTACTGGCGGCGCGCGCCCATCTTCGTGTACGAGATGGAGACGGCTTCCTGGTGGATTTCGAGAACGTTCTCGACGTTGGCGCGGGTGCGGGTCTCGAACGTGGTAGCGTCTGCGCCCTCGACGCGCTGACGGTTGTCGGCGGCGTCACGCAGGTCCGTGACCTGCCAGCCGAAGGTCGTCGACTCGACGGACTCGCCGCCAGTCAGACCGCCAATCGAGGACAGCAGCGGCGTGTCCTCCGGGGACGCGGCGAAGATCTCGCCGACGTAGTTCGGGCAGTTGTAAGTGGTTGCCATCTCGGTAATACCGGGCATATGAATCTCCTGTCAAGAGAAGGGAACGTTGTCAGTTGGTGGTGTCGGCGGTCAGGCTCGCGAGCTTGACCGCCTTGAGACGCGCCGACAACTTGAAGTCGCCAGCGCTCTGCGCCGCCGCGATCTGCTCATCCAGAGACAGAGACGACGCGCGAGGCGGGAAAACACCGGCACCCGAGTCCGTGAGCGCGGGCACGGCCGGCGTGGCCGTTGTGCCTCGCCAGTCGGCGAGACGCCGCGCGATCTCCTTGATCTCGTCCTCGGTGTCGCCGTGGATGAGGTCTGCGGGGACGCCGTACTCGGAGGCGGCGGCTGCGATCAGCTTTGCACGGTGCGCCTGCGCTTCGAGGGCTGCGACCTGCGAGCGCAGTTCCTCGATGGTGGTGTCCTTGCCGTTGATCGCTTCCGTGAGCGCTTCGAGCTGCTTGTGGTCGGCCTTGGCGCGGCGTTCCCACGTGCGGGCGTGGGCCTTCCAGTCCTGCTCGGCGTCGTCCTGCTTGGTCTCCTGCGAGGCTTCGCTGGCGTCGGCGCGGTCCGTGTCCTGGACGGCCGTATCGGTGGCAGGGGTTTCGGCCGGTGCCTGCGCGCCGTCCTTGATCTCCTGATCCTGCTCGGTGGTGTTTTCCATTGGTTTACCTTCCTTTTCGGAGAGCGTGGTTCCCGCTGCCTTTGCGGAAGCGGGCATAACAAAACCCCGCACCGCGTTCGGTACGGGGGAGATTGGTGATTGTGTTGGGTTACGCTGCTGGGGCCTCGGTTGTGGAGATGCCCTCGCGTAGTTCTGCGAGCTCATCATCAAAGAACCCGTCCTCTGCATCGTTGATCGCTGCAAGCCGATCAACCCATGCACCAGTGACGGCACCGTACTTAACGAGCGAAGAGACCGCTCCGTCGACATCCGGGCCGTCGTATTCGAGCATCATGCGCAGATACTCTGTTTCGTCGCGGGCGCCCAGCGCATCGAGCGCTGCGATAGCGTCGCGCACGAACTGTGATACCGCGTCAGTTTCCATAGGCGTATTATACCTACTTTTCAACTGGAATTATCGATTTTACGCGATATCCTTTTGCATCATTTCGATACGCGACGCGAATTGTGACTCCGTTGACCCGCCCAGTGGCCGATGCAAGGTTGACGCCCTCTCGGACACCCTGTTCGCGCAGCACTTGAGCGCCGGCCTGCAAAATGTCGTCGGGCGTCCAATCAGCCGGGAATTCGGTCCTCCCGAACCTCCATCCATACCCCGATAGGTGCCCGCCTGAACGGCGTAGCCCGTAGAGTGTGTGACGCCACTCTTTTGCGCGGAGTGGCGGCAGACCATCTGGCCAATCCTTCGGGGCTTGTGTCATCTCGCGTGGCGGGAGTCTCCGCGCAGCCCCCGGCGTGAGGCCACGCTCCTGGAGGACGGCGAGCGCCCGGCTCCTGTCTTTGTCAATCTCACTACGTTGGAGAGTGCCATCGCTAGAGACCCGTTGGGGAGTGCGCCCGTCTGTGAGCTGGTCTGGGAACAGCTCTCGCATACGCGCAGTGATCGTCTTGATGTCGTCTGTGCGTGCGCCTTCATCAGCGAGGTCATCAACCGCCTGCTGGTACATTCGCTCGTACCGCTTGGAGTCGTATCCCCGGACGCGCGGACGCTTGTCCCACGATGGGACTATCTGGCAGTCGCACTTGAAATGCGACCGCTTGAACTGCGCAGTTTCCTCGCTCTTGTAGACGAAGCCCCGAGATGCCCACAGCATGCACCAGGCGCACGTCTCAGCTCCTGTCGGCACGCGAGCGTACCGCGGAGACTTCGGGTCACGCTCGGCCGCGTGCTGCGTCGTCGCACGGCCGGCGTCAGAGATCAGCTTGCGAGCACCGTCAGTGAGCCTCGTGAGCACTCTCGCGCGGCCGACGCCCTCGCGCAGATCCCGGATCGCCGCTCCGACGATCTTCGCCGCTTCGTTCTCATCGACGAGACCAGTCGGCATCACGGGGGAGTACGCCTTCGCGACGCCCTCGGCCTCGCGCTGCTTCTCGTACCACTCGAGCGCCGCCGACGACGCGACCTCTGCGGATTCTTCCACGAGGCGCGGATATAGCTGATACAGGGCGTCCTCAAGCGTCCCGAGATCGTCGAGGGGCAGGCGCTTCCACAGCGCCCTCATGCGGCGCTCAGCGACATCGCCCGCACGGTTCTGTGTCCTCGCGAGCTGCTGCACGTCGTGGATATGCACGCTGCCCCCTCATGCTCTCTACTTCTCGTCAGTCGCAGCAGCCGCGGACAGTCGATCAAGGAGACCAGACGCTTCCGCGCGACGCTTGTCCGACATCAGGCGCGCGATCTGCGACCCCGAGTAGCCAAGCTCTTCCAGAACGACCGAGGACTGCGCGAGCCACGGCATTGCGCTGATCTGCTTCACGATGGCGTCAGACTGCGAAACAATCGACGGATGTGCAGGGTCACCCCATCGCGTCGCCAGAGACCGCAGCTCCGGCGTCATCTCATCAAGCCCGTCACGCATCATCACCGCATGCGCATACACACGATTCAGGGCCGCGTCGAACACACGCTGCGCGTTCTTCGCCTTGATGACCAGCTCTTCCTTCGCCGCATACAGAGCCTCCGCCGAGGACGGATTGTCCTGAATGACGCCGAGCGACGAGACCGGCAGCGACGACACACCCGACAGCTCGGTCGCAAGCGCACGCATCTGCTCCGTGAACGGCTGCGCCGACTGCTGCGGCAAAACCGTCACCTTCGGCCCCTCCGGCTCTTCACCAGACGAGATCGTCTTGATCGTCCCAAGCTTCCACTCCCACGATCGAAGATCGTCAATCAAGTCCGAATCGACACCCGACAGCAGGATTCCAGGAGCCGTGAAAAGCTCCGTCGCCAGCTCTTCACGCAGCACCGTGCGCATCGCCCTCTGAGTGATACTCATAACGTCACGGGAGATCCGCGAGCGCCCGAGCGGACGGTCGAGAGACGGCTCGAACGGGAGCGCCTCCATCATGGGCGCGCCCATGCCGTGCAATTCTGCGTGGATGATCCGCCACGCCGACACTGCGTTCAGCTCGACGACGTATGTCGAGTCGGCGGTGTACAGCGTGAAGCGCGTCGGACGGCCGGCGTCGTCAATGTCGTCGATAGTCAGCCCGTAGGACAGGCGGCGCCGCACGCGGTCCCAGAGGCCAGCAGCCCAGTCCGCAGAGTGCCCCTGAATGATCACAGGCGGCTCACCTGCCGCCTCGACACCCTTACGCAGCGTCAGGAAAGCGACCGAGTGCGTGAGCGAGGACGGGATCGTCTGCGCGATCTCCAGCTCGAAGCCAGTCGATGCCAGCAGGTCGTCGATCTCGAAGGGATTATCACTGCCCGTCGACGAGGTGACGCCGTCCCAGATCAGCAGATCCGACAGGCCGAAAACGACCTTGCGAGGCCATCCGATGACCGCGCCGAGCTGGTCGACCATATCGTCGGGCACCGAGATGTTCAGGTTGTCGGGTCGTACGACGCCGTCGAGGTACGCCTGCCGCAGACGATTGCGCGGCTGCTTGACGCGCCACAGCTCGACGAGCTGCGCGAGCGCCGCCTGCTCTGCGGGCGTCAGCCCCGGCACAACCGGAGCCGAGAACGACACCGGTGTGGCCAGCATGAACTTCTTGGCGCTCACAGGGCCCTCGCTTTCTTGCCCGGCCTGCGCCGGGTCGTCTTAGCCGCCAGAACAGCCGCAGACACGGCCTCTAGCGGGGTCTCATCTCCATCGGGGATACTGGCTTCCCATCCCCACGCGCCATCACGGGCGCGGATCTTCCTGTCACACACCGCCACCGCCGTGTTGAGCGCATCCTCCGGATCGCCTGCCGGGTGCGTGATCCGGCCATCGCGCAGCCCCTCGAAAAACAGCGAGCACGACTCGAGATACTCGCGAGTCGTCATAATGTGCACGATCTTGGCTGGCACGCCCCGGATCTGCAGAGCGTCCGCGAGCGCCGACGCGCCGGAGCCGCCGACTAGGTTGATCTGCGCGGTCCGGTCCTTTCGGGCTGCGAGCCAGTCGGCGACGGCCTTCACGCCGTCGTCCGTCGATCCGGTGAACGTGTCGATTGCGTTGACGTGGAAGCGCGTGTCTGTGCCGGTGCCGGTTTTCAGAGCGCCCGCGAGCGCCTGCCGCTTGCCGTCCGCGCTGAACGCGACGGCGAACGAACGGATGCCGTCAGACGGCGCGTTGGCCGCTGTCGCGTCCCAGGTGGTCGGGTCGATGGCCCGGGATGCTCCCGCGTTTGCCGGCCACATTCCGAGGCGCTCGCGCGCGAAACCCTCATCCGAGAGCGTCTTGCGCTCAAGCTCGATGAACGAGCGCTTCATACGTCCCGCGAGCAGCGCCGGATTCGTGGCCTCCCACGTCTTAACGTCGTCCATACGCAGCGGCTTGTCAGGGTCAGCCGACCATTCATGCCAGCACATCGCGCCGGGATGCTCAGACAGCGCCTGATCTCGTATACGCTCGAAAACCTGCCCGTTAGCGTTCGGGCCGGGCGGCGTGCCCGTGTACAAGACCTGGGAGTTGCCGAGGTGACCTGCCGAGCCGGTCGAGGTGATCGCTTCGAGAGCATCCTCGGTCAGCTCCTGCGCCTCATCGAGGACGATCAGGTCTGCCGTGAAGCCACGGCCCGATGACTTCGAGCGAGCGATCACCCGAAGGGAACCACCGTGCCAGCCACGAGACGGATCATTCTTGAGGATGATCGCTTCCTGCCCGTTGACGTTCCTGACCTGCTCTACCATCGCGTTTAGCTCAGGGTAACGAGCGGCCTCGTCATCGGCCTTCTTCCCGAAAAACTCCTTGAACCTGCGGTAATGCGCCTGCGCAGACTTGACCTCGTGCGCCGAGTGAATCACCGTCTCGCCAAGCAGGACCATGCCGAAAAGCTCACGCATCTCGAGCAACGCGTTCTTGCCGTTCTGACGTGGGACGGACAGGCCGGCGACGGGGTGCTTCCACTCGTCTTTAGCCGAGGCGGCGAGCCAGTCGTCAAGGACGAGCTGCTGCCACGCATCAGGCATCAGCCCAAACGATGCCGCGAATTCACCCGCGAGATCGCCGAAGGACTTGGCGCGACGATCAACGGCGACCCGCAGCCGGGGAGCCTGCTCGATGCTTCGCCAATCGCTGCTGGAAATCGACAACCTGGCCCCCCTCTCCCTTCACCGACTCCGGGACCGCAGCCCCCGAGGTCCCTGAAATCTCAGAAATCAACGCGCGAGCCTCACGAATCAGGGGCGCACGCTTATCGAATTCGGCATACTCGAGGGACGCGAGGGTCAGATCAAGCAGCTTCTTGCGAGCGTCCAGCTCATCGAACGCATCCGACTTCTTCGCGCCCGCCTTCTTCTTCGCCACCACAACCACCCCCTAAACCGCCAAAAACCAACGAATAACACCTACCGCGAGCGCCAACACCCCACCAGACACCCCCTGCGGCCGCGTGCGAAACAAACACGGTCGGTCAGCGTTTTTCCAGCTCAACCCTCCTGAAAGCGGGGGGGTATGGCGCTATATCTCCTTGGGAGTGAGCGCCCGGGGAGGGAGGGGGAGGCGCCCCTATTTGCGTTGAAATTACGCCACAAACAAGGCATTTTCACCAATCAACGTCAATCGAAGCAGGCCGAACGACCCGCTTCGGAACGCTCACGCGATCGCCGCGCGACTGGTTACAGCGACGGCACAGCACTCTGCCGTTCTCGAGGACGTTCTTTCCGCCCCAACGATGAGGAAGGATGTGATCAGGCTCTGCCGACGACGGCGTCCGCGTGTTCACATAATCGAGAAGCACATTGCACGACGGGCAGTGCGTGACGCCAGCTGCTCGGCCTGCCGCGAGCACTCGCTTGCGCCAGTGCTTGTACTGACTCGTGCCCGTCCGGGAGGACACCATGAGCGCCACCCCCTCGCCGCAAACTCGAATGGCCCCCACTTACGCGGAAGGCCACACTAGGAATATACACCGTTGCACCCGATTCTTCCCCACCACCCCCGGGGTGGTTTCAGACTCCCCCTGGTACAGAACACCCCCCGGGGTGTTTGCAAGCACCCCGGGGGTGGTTTCGAGGCCCCCTCCGGGTACGAACCACTCCCGGGTGTGCTTGAGGTACTGCCCGGGGGTGGCTCGTTGTCAGGACGCGAGGGCCACGATCTCTGATACGCGGTACGTGCGGTGCCCGACCTCCGGCGAGACCGGCCGCAGCTTCCCTCTCTTACACCACGACCGCACGGTCGCGTCCTTGATCGGCTTGCCGACGATCAGCTCGGCGACCCTGGTCGCACGCGGCCTCGGCAGCTCAAGACGCTTTGCCTCGGCCATCATGAGCACGACGGCCGTCCGACAATCCACCTGCTGCCAGCACTCACGACACTTCACCTCATCGGCACCCTCCCGCGCAAGCAGGTCAGCTCCACAGCGCGGGCACTTGCCAACGAACACGAGCCGCGCGTGCGCCGGGGCCGCGAGGCGCTCAAGACGCTTGATCGAATACAGCACCTCGTCAGCGCACTGCGCCGCCAGAGGCCACCGCCGCACGCGGTCCTCGTGCGCGGCGAACAGCTGCGCGACCATCCGCCAATCCCTCGCAGGCACACAGTACTTCGGCCCCATGACGAGGCGGATCAGTTCATCGCCCCACGTCTGCAACGCAGAGGCCATCTCATCGACCTCAAGCATCAGCGCCAGCCGCAGCGGCGGCGACGACACCGAATGACCCTTCGACCCGCCACCCTCCGGAACCGACTTCCGAGACGCGATGTACGCCAGATCAGCCATGAGTCCGGGCAGTGACTGAGTCGCAACCCTCAGACGCGCCGCCCCACCCCGCGACAGATACTCTCCCGGCAGCAGCGGCTCTCCCGTCACCGGGCACACCTCACCAGTCATCGTCAGTCCACATCCTCGATGTCGCCCCTGTACGTATCACGGCAGACCTCGATAAGGCCGCGCCGCGCCAGCATCGAGCCGCGCCCGTCCGTCATCCAGGCTGTCACGTCTGGACTAGACGGATCAATCGTCTCAATCATCAGTTCCCAGGCCCCGATCAGCCTTCCCGGCCCGTGCTTCTGCGCAACCAGAGCACCTATCGCGTCCTCAATCCTGTCCAGCACCTGTTCGTGCTCGTCAGTCATCTCCTACTCCTTCTCCTTCGTTTGCGCTTTTTCGAGCCTGCATCAGGTAAGGCGGTTGCCTGCCCGACCTGCTCCCGGCCCGTTTCCTGTTCCCTACTGCCTACCCGGACTTCCGACCCGTACCCGTACCCGTACCCGGGTATACGCGAGTCCAGAGGCCTGGACGAATCGAGTCCGACGCCAGTCGGGGTGAATCCGCGTTCTCGCTTGTAGTTGGTTTCTGGTGTGGCGAGTGTGCGGGCAGCGCCGGGGTCACCGAGGCCGGACTCGACAGTGAGCTGATCAGACT